AGCCCTCATCGACCGACGCAACGTCCCCACAGGGCAATTTGGCGGGCTTTGGCACGACCGCCTTTTCCGGTCATGGCTTCCGCAAGTCCTTCGTGGAGCACTGCGTCATCATTGGCATGGTCGCCATACGTGCCGACCTGACCTATCAGCAGGGCCTTAACCGGATGTTCTCGCGCCAGACCCGCTGGGATTTCTATTGGCCCGCTCTCGCGCAGATCGGCGAACAGGCCGTTCTCAACAAGGAGATTTATCTTCAAGGGACCGGCGATGACGATTTGCCTTTTGGCTATCAGGAACGCTTTGCGGAATATCGTTACAAGCCTTCGCTCATCACCGGTCATTTCCGCTCCGCCTTTCCGCAGAGCCTCGACACTTGGCATTTGAGCCAAGACTTCACCGCCCTTCCCGCCCTCAATACCTCCTTCATTCAGGAGGACCCCCCCATTGACCGCGTTATCGCGGTCCCTACTTACCCTCACCTCATCTTGGACACGCACCTTTCTCTTCGGTGCGCTCGCCCGATGCCCGTCTATTCTGTTCCCGGGCTTATCGATCACTTCTAATTCTTCTTCTCTCTCCCCTAACTCTCTAACTGTCCTTCTTCTTCTTCTTCTCTCTATCTCTATCCTAATCTTCTACTTCATCTATCGGGCAGTGCCGGGGGGTTAGGGGGCCGGCGAGGGCCCCCTTCCTTGCCCGCAAAGGCGGGCTTCCTGAAAGGAAATACTAATGGCTATCTTTGACTTCTTGGGCGGGCTTGTAGGCGGTCTTCTGGACTTTGGCGGTGGAAAGGCAGCCAACAAAGCGAATGCGCGCGAGGCGGCGGCTAATCGTGAGTTTCAACGGGAAATGTCTAACACGGCCTATCGTCGTTCTCTCTATGACATGCGGCAGGCGGGGCTTAATCCGATACTGGCTTATCAGCGAGGCGGCGCTTCGACGCCTACTGGCGCGCAAGCCGTCATGCGCAATCCGATGGAGCGCGCCCCACAACACGCTGCCAATGTCACCAGCGCGCTTCGGACGCGCGCTGAAATTAAGAACCTCGAAGCTAACACGGCGCTTACCGCCGAAAAACTGGAAACGGAGCGGACTATTCAGGCGGCGAATACGGCGAATTCTGCCCTTACAGCCGCTCGCACGATCACGGAGGGCTATCAGCCCGCGCAGATCGGTGCGAATACCGCTCTGGTGACGCAAAAGACCGCGACCGAGGTTAACAATACGAATGTCGCGCAAGCGACCTTCCAGAAAATCGCCGCCGAAGGTGATGCCGCTATCTATAAGATCACGTCCGCTCAGGCTCAGTCCGTGGCGGACTTCCTTCAGATGCAAGTTGATCAAGGATCGCTTGGCGAGACGCTTGCCTATTTGCGGCGGCTTGGAATAAGCCCCGCAACGCTCGGTGCGCAGTTGCTTGAAATGGTTCCGGGCAAAAAAGCCTTCTCTATTGGGAAGGCTCTGACTGAAAGTCCCAATCTCTATCGGAGGAATGGCAGATGACTGTCGAAATTCGCAAGCCCTATTCGGGGCGCGTACGGTTCCCTCAAAACACGGTGGGCGCTTCGCTCACCGATCCCTCAATGCTCGCTGAATGCGACATAAACACAATCCTTCTTCGCTGGCAAAAAACGGGCGTGATTTCCCACATGTCGACCTATAAGGGCGACTACGCCGACTTCCTGAACGTGCCGCAGGACTATCAATCGGCGATCAATCAGGTCATGGCGGCGGACGAGGCGTTCGCCTCGTTGCCTTCGTCCGTGCGGAAGCGCTTCGGCAATGATCCCGCCGCCTTCCTTGAATATGTTGGCGATGAAGCCAACGTGGAGGGCATGCGCCAGCTCGGCCTCTTGGCCCCTGATCCTGAGCCGGACGAGCTGCTGGAGGCGGTCAAGGCTCTCAAGCCTGAACCGGCCAAAAAGCCGGAAAAACCGCCGGAATAACGTTCTCGGAAACCACCCGTCACGAGAACGTGCGTTCTCACCTGGCGAGCGAAATCCGCCCATATTGAGCCGCCAGGTGAGAACGTTTTCCCTCCGTTTCCCGAAATTGCACTATGCCCCTCTTGATGTCATAGTGCAGACTGACACCAACAGGTGTCTAAACCCACTTTGGAGAGCAAAATGAAGCGCAGGAAAATGTCCCGGAAGGCCTCTCGCCGCTCGTTCACGAGGGGCGCGCGGGTCAAGTCTCGCAACTACAACGCCGGGTCGTTCCGGGGTGGCTACCGGCTGTGAGATGGGGTGCAACGCGCCCCTGTCGGGCTGGCTTGATCCCACGTCGCGGAAGTTCAGCACGCGCCGCCCGGCGGGTGCTGAGGAACGTGTCACTGTCCCCTGCGGCGGCTGCATCGGTTGTCGCTTGGACAAATCCCGTGAATGGGCTGTTCGGATGATGCATGAGACCCAGATGCACGGTGAAAGCCTCTTCGTCACGCTGACTTATGACGACGACAATTTGCCGCGCGACTGGTCTTTGCGTCCCCGTGATATGACCCTCTTTTTGAAAAGGTTACGCAAACATGTTGGGACCGATAATACCATCCGCTATTATCAATGCGGGGAGTATGGCGACCGGACGAAAAGGCCGCACCATCACGCCATCATCTGGGGATGGCGACCTTCCGATACTAAAGTACATTCGGGATCAGGGCGGCACCGACTTTACACGAGTGCGGAGCTGGAAGCCCTCTGGGGACATGGTCAAACTCCGTTCGGAGACGTCACGTTCGAGAGCTGCGCCTATGTCGCCCGGTACGTCACCAAAAAAATAGGCGGCGACATGGCCGATCTTCACTATCGCCGGTTTGATGACGAGACCGGAGAAGTTTGGAATATTCGGCCTGAATATGCGACCATGAGCCGCCGTCCCGGAATTGGCTTCGAGTGGTTCCGCCAATTCGGACATTACACCTTCACGCATGACCATGTGATCGCGCAGGGGAAACCCATGCGCGTTCCTCGTACTTATGACAACTGGCTAAAAAGGGAGGATTTCGAGACATTCGAACAGATCAAAAACGATCGGTGTCTTGCGCCACGGGTGGTCAGGACCGATCGGCAACTCCGGGCGCGCGAGATAATCGCCAAGAAGCGCCTTCAACAAAGGGATGAACAAAAGTGAAAACCTATCTCTACGGAGTATTCGACGCGGCAGCAAAAGCGTACCTGTCGCCCTTCTTCTCCGCTTCTGACGGTGTGGCAAAAAGGTCGTTCCATCACGCCTGTAATACTGGCGGTCATGATTTTTTCCTGCACGCCAGCGACTATACCCTGTTCAAGTTGGGCGAATTTGATGACGAGACAGGCAATCTGACTGCCTGTCTCCCGGTGTCTCTCGGTAATGGTGTGCAGTTTCGCGAACTCGACAATGCTATTCCTGCAAATCTGGAGAAAAATCTATGAAAAGCGCCGCTCAACATTCGTTCGCCCGTGTTCCGCAGGCGAATATACCGCGTTCCAGTTTCGACCGGTCCTGCTCGCACAAGACCACGCTCGACGCTGGCTACCTCGTTCCGGTTTATGTCGATGAGGCGCTGCCCGGCGACACTTTTGCCGCTTCCATGGCGGCTTTCGGTCGGCTGGCTACTCCGCTTCATCCGATCATGGACAACCTCTACCTCGACAGCTTTTTTTTCGCCGTTCCGATGCGGCTGATCTGGGATAATTGGGAGCGGTTCAATGGCGCGCAGGACGACCCGGGGGACAGCACCGATTATCTTATTCCCACCATCACGTCGCCGGGGGGCGGCTACGCCGTCTCCTCGATACACGATTATTTCGGAATTCCACCTCTTGTTGCAGGGGTGGAGCATAGTGCTATGTGGCACCGTGCTTACAATCTTATCTGGAACGAGTGGTTCCGCGATGAGAACCTGCAAGACAGTGTTGTCGTCAATCGCGGCGACGGGCCGGACGCTCCGACTGACTACGCGCTTTTGCGCCGTGGCAAGCGTCGTGATTATTTTACTTCCTGCCTTCCTTGGCCTCAGAAAGGCCCTTCGGTCGAATTGCCCCTTGGCACGACGGCGCCGGTGATCGGCAACAATACGAACATTTCGACCTTCACGACGACCGACGCGACTGTGCGGTCCAGCACCGCGAATTCGGGTTCGTCCCCTGCCAATGCTTGGATCAGGACTGGCGGCACCGGCGCGGCGGG